ATGGTTAGTAATGCAATACAAGATGCACAAGCTAAAAATATAGAACTAGATGTATTTTATTATTCTTATGAGATAGATAAAGTAACTAAGCAGTGTAACTGGTTAAGTACTATTATATTTAATAAGCACGGTATTACAATTCCTCCTGAGAAGATTAAAGGTTTAGGTCAAAATAGATTAAGTTCTTATGAGTTAGGATTAGTTACTGCTGAAATTCCTTATATGGAAGAGATGTTTAGTAAAATAAATTTCTATTTTAAACCAGAGAATCCAACAGGTATGTATTATACTTTATGGAAACACGGTGAAAAACATGGTGAATTTATTTATGATTATTACATTAATTCAGAAGGAAAGAAAGACAGGAAAATTGTAGGTTTTAAACCAACTAATCCAGATTGGCAATGTTTAGTAGTAGTAGATCACTTATCTTTATTAAGTCTTGAAAGGGGTTTCTCTGTAAAAGAAAATATCGATAAGTGGTCTGAATACTGCGTACAACTAAGTAATCAATTTGGTATTAGTTTCTTTAACATTAGTCAGTTTAATGACTCACTATCTAGTGTAGAAAGAAGTAAGTTTAAAGGCGTAGATTTATCTCCGCAACAATCAGATTTCAAAAATACTAGGAATCCTTATGACGATAGTGATGTTGTTATAGGACTTCTAAATCCTTGGAAACTTGATATGAGAGAGAGTCTTAATTACAAACTAAATGACTTTAAAAGTAATTTTGTAATGTTGAAGATTATTAAAAACAGATTATCTGTAGATAATATAGCAATAGGAACTCTTTTTAATCCTAAAGCAGGTACATTTATAGAATTACCTAAGTCTAACGAAATGACCGAAGACCTATACAAAGAGTATTTAAACAAATTAAAATAACTAGATGCAAGAAGAAGAAAAAGAGAAAAATGGAGCTTCAGTAAGTTTACAAAAGTATGATGAATCAGTTCAAGCTGACTTATTAGTAAAAGCTGAAACATGGATTGCAAGTGGGTTATTACCAAGTTCAATTAAGAAACCAGAACAAGCTGTTGTTATAGCTTTGAAAGGTAAGGAATTAGGACTTGAAACTATGGCTTCTTTTGAGCTCATAGATGTGATTATGGGTAAACCAGCACTAAAACCGAAAGGTATGGCCTCATTAATCAGAAAGGGAGGTGTAAGAACCAAAACTATAAAAGATTTTGAGCCTATCTTAGATGAGAAGGGTGCTAAAGTTGATTATATTACAACTATTAGATTCTACCGAGATGGTATAGAAGAAGATGTATCTTATACTTATAGAGATGCTGAGAGATTAGGATTGACTAATAAGGACAATTGGAAGAAACAGCCTGCTGTTATGCAGTATTGGAGGTAAATAATAATGCCTCGTAACCTATTTAACTGCTGGGATACCCTAAAGTTTAACAACTAAATCGGAAATTGAAAAATTAAACGCAAATGTTAAAAATGTTAAAATATTTGGAATTTATAAATTTATTGTTATATTGTAATAATGAATAATAAAACAAAAAATGGGCAATCAGCATCCAAGCCTCTAAGTACAATTGTATATGAGGAAGGTTCAACGACTATCCCGCAAGGGAGTACATGGCTTAATAGCCTTGGAAAAGGTAGGGATTATTCTAAAATCTCTAAAAACTTAAAAGGTATTTATATAATAATTAATACTAAAACTAATAAATTTTATATAGGTTCCTCATCTAATATTAAAGTTAGATTACACGATCATTTTACTAGATTACGAACTAATAAACATACAAATCAACATTTACAAAATTCTTTTAATACAGATACAATAGAAAATTTTGATTTTGATATATTAGAAGTAACTGAAAATTTGAGAAATATAGAAAAAATTTATTTAGAATTTTGTTTTAATAATTATAAAAATTTATTGTTTAATAAAACAAAAATGGTAGCAGGTTCAGCTGGGTTTAACTTTACTGATTTAGAAAAATTAAAAATGTCTAAATCTAGAAAAGGAATTCCAAAAACAGAAGACTTCAAAAGACAATTAAGAACTCCAATTTTACAATATGATATATATGGTAATTTCATAAGAGAGCACTTAGGAATTAGAGAAGCCGCTAAAACTGTAAACTGTAATCATAGAACAATTCAATATTCTTGTAATGAAAAAAATATTACAGCAAAAGGTTTTGTTTGGAGGTATAAAATAAATAATGAAATACCTTTAAAAATAGTAGTTAGAGAAAATAAAAAAAAGAATAGTTAAGATATAGTCTGACTTTTATAGAAATATAGAAGAGTATCGGTTATTCTAAAGGTGCTAATAGAGTTGCCCCTGATTTAATTAATGGCCTTTATACAACTGAAGAATTAGCGAGTTTTACTCCTAATTCCCCTCAGATAGAAATTACAGAAGATGGAGATGCTATTGTTATACAATAACTACCAATCTTATACAACAACAAATTATAAACATATTCCCTTAACCAAAACAAACATAATACGATAAACATATGAGCGCAACAACATTTAATTTTGCAGAAGTACAATCATCAAAAGAAGTAAAAGCAGTAATCCGTCCAGGAGTTAGTGAGAACATTACTATTGCAGGAGTATCAGAAGGTCAAACACCTAATGGTAAGAAGATTATCTCAGTAGTATTTAATAACCCAGAAGGTGCTGAATTAACTATTGACATGTCAATGGAAGGAGGAGCTCCTCAATACACAATGAGAAAGCTAAAACACCTAATGACTAAAGTTGCTTCTGAAGATATTGTCAATTCTGCAACTAATGTAGATGCTGTTAATACTATTCTTAAAGGTGCTAACTTAAGAATGAAATTTACAGGAGAAGAATATGTTTCACAAAGAGATGGTAAAGTATACGTTAAAACTGTACTAGGCTTACCTAACTTTGCGGAAGCTATGACGACTTCTAAAGAAATGAGTACCCTATCTTATAATCCTGCTTCTGAGTATGATTTGAAGAAAGTAAATCAAGCTACTGTTGAAGGTAATGCACCTATAGCAACTGTAACAGATGATTTACCATTCTAAATTTAATTAATTATTAATAAATAAAATCTTAGTTATGTTTGACTTTTCAAAAATACAATCTGAAGACTCTTACATAACTAAAGATTTTGTATTAAGTAGGCTATCAGATCAACAAATTATTGAGTACTATCTTAATATTAAATTAGCGTATAGTAACTTAATATCTAGTCCTTTTAGAGAGGATAAAAATCCAAGTTTTGGAATAAAATATAATGGAAATAAATTTACAGCTAAAGATTTTGGTACTAAAGAAATATTTGATTGTTTCAATATAGTAGAAAAATTATATAACTGTAACTTCCAAGAAGCTTTAAGGATAATTTCTAATGATTTTAATCTTATTAGTAAATCAGAAAAACCTGTTACTCGCGATAACACTTTACAGCAAAGTCAACCTGTAACAGCAACAAGTCTGATTAAACCTAAGAAGAATGTCATTACAATAGAAGAGCAACCTTTTACTAAAGTAGATTTAGATTATTGGAGTCTATATGGTATAGATGAAAATACTTTAAACTTATTTAATGTAAAGAGCTGTAAATATGTTTGGTTAAATGGTAGTTTATGCAGAATTTACAATAGTAAAAACCCTGTGTATGCTTATCAATTTGGTAAAACTTATAAAATCTATTGCCCTTTAACTAAAAACAAGAAAACTAAATGGTTGTTTTCTGGTAATCAAACTGATATAGAAGGTTATGATACTTTAATAACTAGTGTGTTTAGACAAGAAATATCAAATTATGAGAAATCTGCATTTGATACTATTATCGTAACCAAGAGTCTAAAAGATGTTATGTGTCTATATAAATTAGGTTACCAAGCTATAAGTTTACAAGGTGAAACTTTTGAATTATATTTGAAACTAAAAAATCTTGGATTAAAAAACTTCTATTCTTTTTATGATAATGATAAAGCTGGAATTGCTGGTACTAATGATATAGTATCAGCTTTTCCTGATTTTACACCTTTATACATACCAGATGAATACGGAGCTAAAGATATTAGTGACTATATTGCAAAGTTTGGGTTAAGAGAAGCACAAATATTGATTGATAGCCTACTCTAATACAATAATCCTTAATTAAAGTATGAGGAAGATATATGAGAGGTTACCAAATAGATGATAAAAGTATAATATATCAAAAAGTTTTAGATAACTATTTAGAATATATTACACTTAGC